ATAAAAACAACTATATTTGATTATTATGAATCTAATAGATAACAACGGATCAATAAGATACTTAAACTTTATATGTTTAGATACGAATACCAAATATGAAATACTTGGTACAAGTTCAACTTATAAAGGAATCGGCAATGATAATCATACAATGGCAACATCTAAATTAAAACGTGCTGATGGTATTGTAAGACATTTAACACAACCACAACTAAAACAAAGATTTGTAAATATTAAAGAGATATGAAAGCAACCAATAAACATTATGAATCTGGTAAAGATTATGATTTAATTGATGTGATACATGATTACCAATTAACATTTAATAGAGGTAACGTAATAAAATACATATTTAGAGCAGGAAGAAAAGATAATGAATTACAAGACTTAGAAAAAGCATTAGACTACTTACAAAGAGAAATTAAATATATAAAAGATGAATAGTATAGAATTAAAATCAGATGGTAAAGACCATTACAGACTTTTTATAAATGGTGTTGATGTTACTGGTAGGCAAGAGCGTTCAGTTTTTAGACACATAGAACAAGTAATAGATAATAAAATTTATCAATATTAACTTGCGTATTAAATAAAAAAGTATTAATTTTGAAGAGTATTAAGATTACTTTTCGAACGGAAATCTTAAAACATTACAACATTATAATAAAAGCATTTGTGAACTTCGCATTTGCTTTTTTTTTGTTTTATATTTGTTTTATTCAATTATTATTTATACATTGCAATAATGAAACTAAGATTTTTAACAACAGATATTGAATTAGAAAAAGATGCTTATGTGGATTTATATATTAATGAAACAGAAATAAAAGGATTCTTTGTACCATATCAATTTGATAAATACGATACAATATGTTTATTCTTTGCATCAGAATTGATAACAGTACAACAAACACCAGAACTATTACATTACTTAGATAAACATATAAGAAAAATATAAATAAAATGGATCAATTAAAAGATATTAGCGAAATAACAAAAATAGATAAAGACAATCTATTTCAAGTGTATGTAGAACTAATAGAACCATTTGATGCAAATACCTTAAAGGAACTTAAAAACGAGTTCTATAAAAACCTAATACAACGTGAAATACTTTATATGCCTTATTGGTTAGTAATGGAATTATATCTTTTAAAGTATAATGTTATAGATATAGATAACTATATTAATGATAAAATATAAAGTAGTATATTTGTACTAATTTTTTATACTTATGATAACTACAACACAAACAAGACACCAAAGAACATTAGAACGAATATCTAAGTTTACTAATTTAGGTAAGTCATTAAGAAATAAAAGGAAATATTAATGGCTGCACCAGAAGATAATAAAAACGCTGAATGGTTAACATTAGAAGTGGCTAAATCTATTATAGATAAAGCTAATGAGGTTATAAATGATAATTGTTATTTCCTTTCTGATGTTGCTGATAAATGTGATACTTATAGAGAACAATTTTATTATATAGCTAAAAAGTTTAAAAACGATAAGATTGTTTTTAACTCTATAAAAAGATTAACTAATAAATGTGAATCAATAGTTGTTAAACATACAGCAGATGGTAAAATAAATGTGGCTTTAGGAATCTTTATATTAAAGTCTTATCATTCACTTATTGAAACATCTAAACTACAACACGAGGGAGGTGATAAAGATAAACCAGTTAGTGTAATTAGTTTAGGTAATGGAACTAAACCTAATGAATGAATCTATTACCAAAGCAAGAAAATGCAGTTTATTACTTAAAAGATAAAACTACTAAAGAAATACTTTATGGTGGTGCTGCTGGTGGTGGTAAATCTGCATTAGGTTGTTTATGGCTTATAGAACAAAGTCAATTATATCCAGGTACTCGTTGGTTGATGGGGCGTGCTAAACTAACATCACTTAAAAAAACTACATTAAACACTTTCTTTGAATTATCTACCTTACTTGGTTTATCAGACCAATTTAAATACAATGCACAAAATCATATTGTTTATTGGAATAATGGAAGTGAGATATTACTACAAGATTTGTTTTTATACCCATCCGATCCAAACTTTGATAGTTTAGGTTCTTTAGAAATTACTGGTGGTTTTGTTGATGAGTGTAATCAAGTTGTACATAAGGCTTGGCAAATCGTTTTAAGTAGATGTAGATATAAACTAAATGAATACAATTTAACACCAAAATTATTAGGTAGTTGTAATCCAGCTAAGAATTGGACTTATAAAGTATTTTACAAACCTTATAGAGATAATTCATTAACAGACAATAGGAAGTTTATACAGGCATTACCAACAGATAACCCACACTTACCAAAGTCTTATTTAGACAGTTTACTTAGCTTAGATAAGAATAGTAAAGAAAGGTTATATTACGGAAACTGGGAGTATGACGATGATCCGTCTACTTTGATTGATTTAGATAGTATTACCGATTACTGGAATCCATCACATATTAAAGCAGATGGAACTAAATATATTACTATTGATGTCGCACGTAAAGGAAAAGATAAAACTGTTATAAGAGTATGGCACGGATGGTTGTGCGTTTATAGATACGAGATAGCAAAGAGTGGATTAGAATACGTTGTTAATAAAGTAAAAGAAATACAACTAAAGTATGGTGTTAGTAATAGTAATACAATAGCTGATGAGGATGGAGTTGGTGGTGGAGTAGTTGACTTCTTACATTGTAAAGGTTTTGTTAATAATAGTAGAGCATTAGAAGTTGATGGAATGGCTCAAAACTTTAACAATCTTAAATCACAATGTGGTTATAAAATGGCTAACAAAATAGTTAAAAGAGAAGTAGGTGAGTTATGTAATGATAGTGCTGTTATTGGTATCACTTCTGAAGAAATGGAACAAGTAAAACAAAAAGATATTGATAAGGATGGTAAAGTAGCATTAGTATCTAAAGATGTAGTAAAGCAAATGATAGGGCGTTCACCAGATGAATGGGATTCTATAATGATGCGTTATTGGTTTGAATTAGCACCAAAAGTCTTTTTCTTTTAATAATAATAATCAAATAATATCATATAGTTTTTTTTTATTACTTTTGATATTTATATAAATAAACTTTATAATGGCTAAAATCGGTTTTAGAAATCCTTTCTATTTAAGAAATATTAAACAAAACTTTAATAAATATAACGATGCTTTACTTAGTTGGATAGGTGGTGCATTTACTTCATACGATGAAGATAACCCAACTTACATAGATGAGGGTTATAATAAAAACCCTATTATCTTTTCAGTTGTAGCACAAAGAGCAAATAAATTAGCTTCAGTACCTTTTAACATAAAGAAGATAAAAGATAAAACAGAAAAGCGTAAAAGAGATACATTATTATCATCTACTAAATGGAACTTAACACCACAGCAAGAGGTTAAGCGTTTAATGTATGAATCAAAAGCATTTGATGAAGATTATGCAGAAATGCCATTAGATCGACCTAATCCATTACAAACTTGGAAGGAGTTTAAAGAGTTGTACGAAACATTTATTGCATTAACTGGTAATGCTTATATCTATTTACTTTGCCCAGAGAATGGTGCAAATGCTGGTGAGCCAATAGCTTGGTATTTATTACCATCACATTATACAGAAATAGTATTAAAAGATACTGTTAATATGTTAGGCTTGGAATCGCCTATTGACCATTACGTAATAACGCAAGGTAATCAATATATCGAGTTTAAAGAATCAGAAGTTGTACATATAAAATATGCAAACCCTAACTTTAATCTAAACGGATCACATTTATACGGACAATCACCATTACGTGCAGCGTTAAGAAATATGCAATCAAGTAATGAAGCAATAGACTTAAACATTAAGACTATGAAAAGTGGTGGTGCTTATGGTTTCATTCACGGCAAAGGTGTTCCATTAAATCCAGACCAAGCAAGAGAATTAAAGAGTAGGTTAACAGAAATGGATGATAGCACTGATAATTTAGCTAATATTCAAGGCTCATCTGCTGAATTAGGATTTACAAGGATAGGATTATCACCAGACGAATTAAAACTATTTGACTTCTTATCTTTCGATTCTAAACAAATATGTAATGTATTAGGTTGGAGTGATACGCTTTTAAATAATGATGATGGTGGTAAGTATGATAAACAACAAATAGAAGCAAAGAGAGTTGTTACAGATACAGTACTTCCAGATTTAGAGTTATTAGACCAAGCTATTAATAGCAAGATACTACCAAGATATAAAGCATACAAGGGTTATTGTATTGAACACGATATAACAGAATTACCAGAGATGCAGCAAGATATTGCTAAGATGATGGAATGGATAAAGACAGCTGTTGATATTGGAATGTTAAATAGAAATGAAGCACGTTTAGCTTTAAGATATTCAGCAATCGAAGATAGTAATATGGATGAATATACTGTAATGAGTGATATACTTACATTAGACCAAGCAGTAAATGATTTTCCATTAAACCAACAACCAATGAATGAGAGTACAATATCGTAAGCAATGGCTTCGCTGGCATAAAGGATATGAGAAATATGCAGTAGTTAAGTTCCAAAGAATGTTTAAGGAATTAGCTAATGCAATACCATTTGATGCTATTGATGAAGATAACTATGAATCAGTTGTTAATGGTGCTATAAAAGAATCTGCATTTTATAAAACATATCAAGATGTTTATAAGCACGTTGGATTGAAGCACGGACAAAGAACAGGTAAACAAATCAATGCACAAATAAAAGCAATAGAATCAAAAGCATTTAGCTTAAACGATTTTATAAGTTTGTTTGAACGTGAACTATTAAGATACATTTTAGATAGGGGTGGAAGCAGAATAAGAAGTGTGAGGTTTCATTATGTTAAATTCATACAAGAGATTATTGCTACTGGTTTAAATGATGGTAAAGCAATACGAGAAATCACAACCGATTTACAAAAGTTAATTAAGTCAAGAAGATGGTACAGATGGCAAAGTCTAAGAATAGCCAGAACTGAAACAACAGCAGCAGCTAATTTTGCAGCAGTTACTTCAAGCCGTGTTAGTGGTGTTGTAATGCAAAAAGAATGGATTAGTAGTTTAGATGCGAGAACAAGGCGACCACCAGAATCACACTTTGACCATTACGACATGAATGGTAAAATAGTTCCAATAGATGAGGAATTTAATGTAAGTGGTGAAGAGTTGTTATTTCCTGGTGATCCAAATGGAAGTGCTGGTAATGTTATAAATTGT